AGATTTTCAGCGATATATTCAGAATATTTAATGCTATTATCAAGTTGTTCACCAACATATTCAGTATATTTAATACTGTTATCAACTTGCTCAGCTACATATTCTGTGTATTTAATACCGTTATCAACATGTTCTGCAATATATTCAGCATATTTAATGTTATTATCAACATGTTCTGCGATGTATTCGCCATAAGCAATACTCTTTTCAAGATTTTCTGCGATATATTGAGAATAATCAATTGATTTATCAAGATTTTCAGCGATATATTCAGAATATTTAATAGTATGATCAACATTTTCTGCTATATATTCTGAGAAATCAATTGATTTATCAAGTGTTTCAGCAATATAATTAGAATAATCAATTGATTTATCAACTGCTTCAGCAACATATTCTGTGTAATTGATGGCTTTTTCTAATTCGCCAGCCAAATAATCGTTATGTTCAACGATTTTACCAGTTTTAGCTTCAGTCCTTTGGAGTTTATTCTCTAATTGGACATTGGTTCTTTTCATCTTTTTATTATCCTGTACCAAAACTTGCATAGTTTCAGCTAGATAGTCAAGATAAGATGTTATCTTTTTAAAATCTTGTTCGAAGGAATCATATTTTTCATATAATATATCTAACTTAGCCGGTTCATAATCGCCTTTATTAATGGCGTTTGAAATTTCTTTCTTTGTTTCTGAAATTTGAGTAGTTAAATAATTAGAATACTTTTCCATCTGTTCTTTTGTTACAAATTCATTTTTATCCATATTGAACAAATCGTTTATTTTTGACTCGTCGGATATATCATATATCCTAAAGTTAGCGCCTTCATTGAATCCTAAAGATTCATTAAGGGTGCGGAGTTCCATTCTAGCTGAACTGAATCCCGGATCAGCTACAGCATCGTATGTAAATAATTTTTTAAGCGTCACTTCACCATTGGATTCAGTAACACCAGCGGCACGTGAAGAAACAAAGACAGGGCATCCATCATCTACTAAAGATTGTGCTTCTTTGCCCCAGTGGGTATTTAATAGTTTGATCTCTCCATCAACTCTATTAAATTTTTCTACAAAAATTGCACTTTCTACAGTATGAGATACCCTTGCCAATGAAGTGTCAAAAACATCGGGATGGTCAAATTCACCATATACTACTCCCAATGTTTTTTTTCTTTCGAGCAATTCTTTTAAATGTGGTAAAAATTTATCAGCCTGATATATTCTTTCGTTGCGATTTTTTACATTAAACTCTGTAAATACGCCACCTAGAATATATTGCCTCTTTCCGGAAGGAGCCACGGCCTCATTGATTTTCTGCAAACCATTCACAGAATTTTCGACAATAAGAACGTTTTTAATCATTATTATTTTGAGTTATTTTTCTATTATATATTTGTTAAAAAATGTGTCTTTTTTCCATTTTAGAAGAAATATATATGTTTCCATATTAAAAAAACTATATGGTGATTTTGATAGAAACAACATCAAAAATTTTTTTATAAATCGAATTTATAATTTTGAGAATTTGAAATTTTTTTTCTGAATAAATAATGCAATTTAATTTTAATATATATTTAAAATTATTTAGTGATAAATAGATTAAAATATTTTTCAATTATTAAATGAAAATAACTTACTTATAAATGATATTTAGATATAAAAATTATATTCAAGAAAGCATTCATTCTGATATAGACCCATATGGCGAAGAAGAATGGAATGATACCGATAAAATCTATTATTCTATATGTACTGGTAGCAAAGACAATTCTTTTATTGTTAAAGTCGAAAAAGTCTATTTAAACAATATCAAAAAAAGTTATGTTGGAATGGATGGCTATGAGAATTACTACTTTGTAGAATTAATGGGGGGGGGGGTTAAAAATAGATATAAATGTTTATTTTGATAAAATTTCTATCAAAGATTTGATAAGAAAACAAAAAGATTCCGATTATGGAACCACTCTCGGAATTGAGTATTCATTAAAAATCAGGAATATTTTAATCCAAGAGAAGGCCATGACAATCGATGAAATTAAAAAATTAGCGGTTGATATTTATGAACTTGGTTCTTATAATAAGATAATTGCTATGAAAAGTGATATTGATTCTTCAAAAAGACGAATAAAAAATTTAGAGGATGGCATTGATAGAATGGAAAATAATAAATTAATAGAATATAAAATAGATGATATAAAAATTGAACCACCACAACATAATATATTTAATGGATAAAAGATAATTTTAAAAGAAAAAACCAGTTAATATTAACTGGTTTTTTCTTTTAAAATGATGGTTCTTGAGCTGGAGCACCACCTCCCCCTTGTGGGGCTGTTGGGGCTTGAGCGCCTCCACCCGTTTGAGCACCACCAAATCCACCCATTTGAGCACCACCTCCACCCAAATCTTCACCACCCATTTGAGCACCACCTCCAAAGTCACCAGCACTCATTTGAGCACCACCTCCACCGAAGTCTCCTCCGCCGAATCCACCGCCTCCAAAGTCACCTCCACCGAATCCGCCGCCATCTGGACCACCTTCTGGACCACCACCAGTTCTCATTTTTTCTAGAGTTTTATATTTATTATTCTCTTCTATATCGGCATCGCTAAATTTCATTATATGTCTAACAATCCACTCGATTGAAAGATATGGCTTACTTTCAGAGTCCATTAAAGAAGAGCTCAGTGTTTGAGCTATACTAGCTCTCTCACTCATATTTTTTAACTGTCTCCATTCTTCAAATAATGTATCAGAAATAAATTCTAATCTTATTGAATTAGCAAAATCAATATCATCTTTTAATTCGGGAAAATCAAGAATCATCTGGATCTTAAATGGTTTAACCACTATTTCTTTAAATATTGTTCTTACTCTGGTAACGAAGTTTTTAAATTTAACTTCATCCCTAGTTACAGATGCGTTTGAGTCATATGCATATGACCCTCCACCATTATCTTCATCAAATCTTTGGAAAGGAAGTTTTGAAGCTCTCTTTAAAATTTTGGAAAACCACTGAAGAACAATATCTTCATTTAAATTAACTTGTGTTGGTTGTAAAATTTCTACATTAGGAGTTCCTGAACCTCCTTCAGGAAACCAAAAATCTTTACTAAAAGGTATATTTGTTTGTCCATTAATGGAAACTGTACCCATTCTTTCATCCCATTGAACATCATCATGATATTCACTCATTAATTCGTATACTTGTTGTTCGGCTTGTGTACGAGTTAAACCTCCTACTGGTATAACAAATTTTTTATAAATAGAAGCCTGATTAATATTATAAAGCAATCTAGCTTGTTCAATCATTTTTAATTGATTATAAGGACGAATCAAATTCTCAACATATGATGTTTCACCATATTCATTATTATTAGAATATGATATGTATATTACTTGAGAGTCGAGTAAAATTTTCCTAAGAGCAGGATTATCTGGATGCTGTATCCATATCATAGTATTTGTACTTGGGTCAGTTGCAACTATTAATGTGATTGGATCCATTGGTGCTAAATCGATTACATTTTTTTGTTTATCATCATAAACTATTTCATATGCGATATAACCATCAATAAGTAGATTTTTCATATAATTCCAAGCTATCTGACCTTCGTGAAAATTGAATGTAGTCAGCAATTTAGTAAAATTTTCTTGATATTTTTGTCGTATTGTTTGATCAAAACTATCTGGCAAATCTTTAATATAACAAAACTTATTATTATCATCATAGATAATACATTCATCTGCTATTTGAGTAATAAAATCTTTGATTTCATCTTTTATTGAATATTGTCTTAATATTTTTCTCTTATCTAAGTAGGTTCTGTCAAGATAAGCTATGGATTTCTTATCAAGAAATCTAGCTATGGTTTTTTTAGTAAACAGGTCATACATGTTTGATCCGTTTGGTTGATATAGAACGTCAGTGGTTTCTTCATGAACTCCAATTGAATAAGCATTTCTTATACGCATATCATTATATTCCAACCCACCAAACATTGTAGACAATCCTCTCAACACTCTATTGAACAAACCAAAATTTGTAGTAGTACCTTGTTGTTGATTGCCAGTATATTTATCATAACTTGCCATTTTTAAAATTTAATTTTTATTATATATAAAATTTTAGATCATCATTTAGGATTTTCGTAAAACTTATAGTGATTTTCCATTAGTCTTAATCTTTGATAATATTCTTTAACATCTTCATCAAAATCTTGTAAGGTTTTTTCATAAGATGATAGAATTTCTTGAAGTATCAATTTTTCTTTTTCTCTTTCAGAATCTTTCATATAGTCTATCATTAATTTCTTATTAATAAGTTTGACATCAACAAAAATAAATCTCTGAAGAATTGTGGTAGAGATACCATATATTAAAGCACCTCCTTTTTCTAAACCATCTATTTTACTATAGTCAAATGCTGTTATCGCATAATTAAATCCTCCATTATTTTTAAGTGAATTATAAATAGACTCGAAATTTATTTTTAATGATTGTTCTTCATTTACTGTGTTGCCATTATCTATATTTAGTTTATTTATTTCAATAACCTTAGAAAACATTTTTAATAATTTATCAAAATATAATATTTTATATTTAAACGGCAAATAATTTAAATGAACAGCATATATTATTCTTTTTTGAAGTTCAGCACTATATCTATCGTCTATCACAAAAATTGGACACCAAAGTTTATTTCCGTTATAGTTATATTTAATGAGATAAAATCTTCCTTTTTCAATTTGATTATTTTTAGTTTTTCTTACTTGAAGATTAGGGGTTTTTATAGCTAATTCAAATATCATTTCTGTAGATTCTTCCACCAATCTTTTCATGTTGTCATTGTACTGTCCAATGAGTCTATTACAATATAAACCAAAACTATCTGCCATATATTAAAATATTTTTACTTGTTTTCCATCAAAATATTTCTCTGTCATAACCATAAAATTAAGACCTCTTTTATCACAATATTTTTTAGCAGCATCCCATTTATTAAGATTTTTTAAATATGTCCTCAATCTATACTCATGATTTTCAAGACTTTTTGCAGTAATTCTCTTAGGATGTTCTGGGGGTATTGTTTCATTATATGGCTTAATCTCTATAACATTTTTTGATATACTACCATCTAATGCTACTATTTCCGCATAAGCATCTGGGTGATATCTCATAGTATTCCAATTGCCTTTATCATCTTTCATTTCATATGGTATTGTTATACCCTCAATATTCCATCTTATTACTCTTGGTTCATTATCTAAATAAAAATATAATTTATATTCCCACGATGAACGAAAGTATACAACAGTAGGATCACCCAAATATTTTTTCTGATTTATGATATTATATGTACCTTGAACATATTTATCTTTTCCACTAGATGTTTTTGGTCCATTTGGTTTGGCTCTATACCCCATAATTTTTATCTATTATTTTTTTCACGATCTTCTTTATCCTTCTTTATTAGACTTATAATGTATTGTGTCATCGTAGTATACTCTTGAGTTGATACGCTCAACATATAATCATAAAGCTCTTTATGTATTCGAAAATTAAATAAAATTTTTCTATTTTTTATCATAGTTATTTATATTGTCTTTACATTATATATCAATTAATATAGGTCTAAAAAATTTAATATTTTTTTTATATATAGATAAAAATAAAAGTACTTAATAAATGATAATAAACTTTATTGATTTTATTAAAGAATCCATTGATTCTGATAATATTAAAGTTATTCCTATGGATATACGAAAAAAATTTGATAATGGGTTTAAAAATGGAAAGTATAAAGGAAAAGATATAAATTTTATATATGATTATATATCAGACAGAATAACAGGAATAAACCCCCCAAAAAGGATAGGATGGAGAGATACACTTAATTTTTTTGATCGGAATGAAGAATATTTAGATCACATGTCATCTTTATTGATGGGTAAAAGAGTAGGCTATTATAATTGTGGAGATAAAGTTAAGGATAATTATCATCATGTTATTCCGGTTGTTCGTAGAGTAGAATTTAACTCATATGGAATGCTCATTGTTTCCGGTGGGGGTGGATTTTTTGGAGAAAATCCTGGTATAGGGGCACATTTTGGTGGAGCTATAGACGAAAGAATGCCCCTTGAAATTATAAAACCAAAAATTATTATAACATCTGAAGACCCATATGGTGAAGAAGACTGGGATAGTTAACACGACTTAATAATTACCATATATGGCATTCTACAATTATATAGTATATTTTTTCATTTATATATTATGAAACCCTTCGCCATCATTACAAGAATCTATACTTATCATTGTAACTCTCTCTTGATTAGTCTTCTTGTTAGTTAACTCATTATAACCTTGAGCCATACCTCTTTTAAAAATTTCAGAAAAGTACGGAAGAGCCATTTTATATTTTTTTTCATTGAAGTTCATCCATTTCTCGAACATATATAATAACCCTGTTTGAAGACAATCATTTTTGTCATCTTGGGTTTTATACATATTATTTTTACGACGAATCATATTTTCGCCTATAAGAATGAACATTCTTTCAGCTTTTTTACTAAGAATGCCTTTACCTTTTGATAATACTATTTCAAAAAAAAGTTCATTATCATCGATATAATTTGCCATATCATCTTATTAATTTTTTGGTAAAAAGTGTTAGGAAATTAATGGTCTATATGCCTTTTGGTTCGATGTGCTTGTTATAGTTATAAAAAGTTTAAAGTGCTTACTCTGCTTACTAAATGTCTATGATCCTTATATTTGTTGAGTTTTAAAAAGTTTAAAAAAATATGCTCATATTTAATAAATATGAGCATATTTTTTTACAGACTACTTATTATTTTATTAAAGATTTTTTATATTGAGTTTTTAAATCTTTAACCTGATTTAATTCTTTGTATAAATTATGTCTGTGTATCAATAAGTTATCAAAGGTTAATTTCAATTTTTTATCTGATTCCATTAAAGCTTGTTCGCCTTTAAGTACTTCGATTGTTTCATTGACGTCTTTAATTTTAAGATCAATTGACTTTTCTTTATCTTCCAATGTTTTCAATTGTTTCATTTCTTTTGAAAGTTTATTTTCAAAGAAGTGGGTAAGGTCAAAATCTAAATCTTTCTTAATATCATTTATAAGTTCGTTAACAGATTCATAAGCATAAAAACTACTACCTGTACGTATGTCTTTATTATAAAGATACATTTTATCTTTATAATTAAAAGCATATGATTCAAAATAAGGATTAAGGATATTTGTAATTTTTAAAGCTATATCAAGTTCTACCAAATTATTAAGATTTTCTTTTAATGTGTTAATAAGTATAAAATAATCTCTTTTTAAATAAGGAATTATTGGTGAATTGAATATATTTTCTAATGTAGTTTCGGAATCTAGTTTTTCTTCGTTAATGAACATAGATTTATCATTTCTTGTTGAAAGGCTTAATTGTACATTTTCGTCAATTTTGAAAGTTATTTTATCATTTTCAATAGATGAAAGCTTCATACATTGTTCAAGAACTCTAATTTCTCTAATTTTATCATCGTCTGTGATATAGTCCTCAGCTAATATTTGTTTAACTTCTTTATCGTTGATCATGAACCATCTATCTGCTACAAAAGCCATATAACCATCATCTACTTTTTCTACTATTGTGAACACTTTTTCACCTTTACCAGAATTTGACAAATTTTGTCTTTCTAATGGAGATTTAGTTAAATTGAAAACAAAACTCTTTATTTGTGGAACCCAATCATATATTCTAAGTTCATTGAGAATAGCTTCCATTCTTGAATCGTCAGTTGGTTTGTTTATGATCTCTAAAATAGTATTTAAAGGTTGTCTATATAACATTCCTTGATTTTCTCTTTCTACTCTTTTATACAAATCTTTCAATTCATATACTAAAGGATATGTGTTCAATTCAGTATCTAGCCCTTCCAAAAATCTTTTGACATCTGTGTCATAAGTATATTTCAAAAGCTTTTCATTTACTGATTTGACTAGTTCTTTTTCTGAAAACCTATCATAATTGATTAAGAAACCTTCTACCAAACTAGATATATCTGATTGATCAAAAGTTAATCGGTTTTTAAAATTGAATAATTCTAATTTGAAATTTTTCATAGTTTATTTAATTATTTTTTTTTGTTTATTTTTTTGTTAAGTAATCATAATAATCTTAAATTTTCATTTGTATATAATAATTTGATATCACAAGTTAATAAATGAGAATAATTTCTATTATATGTAAACCCATGTTGAATATTTTTCAAAGTAATTACTTGATTTGTTTTTTTAATTACTTCAACGATTTCAACTTCAGGAGATAGCCCTTCATCGTAATCATCATAGTTCGGCTCAATTATTTCATATTTATTACCAACTATCATAGAATGAGGATCCTTAATGGTTATTCCCTTATATTCTGAAGATTCTTTAAATTTTTTAAGATGTTTCATTATAATATTTTTTTATATCTTTTACATTTTGAAATTTTTTGATACAATATAAGGTTATATATTCTTAAAATTTTATCATTTTTTTCCATTTTTAATTCATATAATCATCAATATCGTCAAAAGAAATTTCCTCAGCATAATCATACCTATTAATAATATCTTTCATAATATGATTAATATTATATGTTTCTGAATATTTTTCTAGATCGTCTATGGATTTACCAATAAATGTGGAAATTTTCCAATCTGACTCTTTTACAAGTTTAACAACAGATTTTTTATTCTGTTCTTCAATAAAAATATAATAAACATTATTCACAAGTAAAAAAAAATTTATAAATATATATAAAAAAAAGTATATTATTATTTGGTATGAATTATAGATGGTTCAAATTTACGATTTGAATATTCACAAAAACGAGGATTTTACAAATTCGGAACTAGGAATATGCTGATTGATAGAACAAATGATCCATTTGGTTTTGCTATAGAGATTTTCCTAAATAAGTATGCAGAAAATTTAACTAAAATATTTAAAGGAAAAAATTATCGTAACACTTTATCGTTTGTTTGTTATTCGGAATTGGTTTGTGAAGAATCTGAGTTTGGACAACATAATTTTCATAATGGAAAATTTGACTTAGTCCTTTTTGATATCGAGCAATATAAAACGGGATTTGTTGCTCCTCGGCAATTTGTAAAAGATTTCGGAGACACTGGAATACCAAAAATTATTTATGAAGGTAATTTAAATCGAGAATTTGTCACGAATATAAAAGAAAATAAATATGGATTATCAGAAGGAGTTGTTTGCAAGGGTGTTATACCCAATCGAAAAGAAAACAATCTGTATTATTGTAAAATAAAAACAAATGATTGGTTTGATAGATTACAAGCCAAATATCCTATTTTGTACGAGGAAGAATTAAAGCAAGCAAATAAAAACATAGAACCTTTCTAATCTTTATTAAAATTAATAATATTTATATTAATATATAAATGAAAAATTTTCACAAGAGATATGAGACACTTAATTAAGAATTTTGAGAAATTTTCAAATAAACAAGAACTGAATGAAATATCATCAGATACTTTCAAAAGTGCTATAAATATTTCTAGAGATAGAGAATTAATTGGCAGAACGGAAAAATTAGGAAAATTATATTTTTATAATTTTATAGGAAAACCAATATTTGAAGATGGTATAATTAGAAATATTGACATCGCGGCATATAAAAGCGACAGTAGACGATTGGTTGCAATTGATATAGAATATAATAATAAAAATCAACCATATCATAATGATGATAATAGATTTCCAAAATCTCGATGGGTAAATTATGATTTAGATAAAGATATTTACTTAGATGTTGATTTTCCAATTGAAAGAAAAGATGCTCGTCTTTTAAGTAAAATAGCAGAAAAAATTAACCCTGATACAAAATATAAAGAAACAGGTAAATTTTTTAATATAAAAGGATTTTAATTTTTTTTTACATAAATATAAAACATAAAGCTAATATGAGTATAAAAATTAAAGAATGGAAAAATTTTTAAATACTCAAGAACCTATTAATAACACGAATAATATCTTATTTCCAGTTCATGTAATTTGCTGGGATGGTGTTCCATATGATAGAACAACAACACTTGAAGAAATATACTCACATCTTGAAAACGGGTATCTTAAAGAAGATGGGTTTTCGGGTATAACATTTGATTTTAGGTCTTCAAAGGGACTATGATGTTTATAAATAAAATTATCTAATTATATGAATAAATTAATTACACAAATACATGCAACACAAAAACATATTGATAAGAAGAAATATTGGTATGCGACAGATGTCTATTGTTGTGTTTTATGTGGCAGAGAAACAAAGTATAGGCAACGAGTTTATAATGAAAATGAAAAGGGTATCGAATGGCATGATGATGTTTGTTGGGAACATAAGTTATAAAGGGAATTATGAAAATAGAAAAAGTTTTTGAAGGTATTAGATATAGGCTATCAAACGAAAATCTTAAAGTTGGAGATAAAGTTTTTTCCATATTAAATGGAAGAACTTTAAGTGACGGAACATATCTTCTTCATAATGTGAATTTTAAAGAGAGTTGTTCCGGATTTCCAAATGAATATCATACAATTAAAGAAATTATCACTACTGAAACTCCTAATAGAGTAATTACTGATATGGGATATTCCCCAATTGATGTTTATTTTAAAATCATAAAAAAAGAAAAACAAGTTATGGATTCATCCGGGCTATTTATTAGATATTCTTGGGTAGATATTCCGATTTCAGAGATTGGTAACAATTAAATCGAATAAACGGAAACAAATAAAATAAAAATATATAAAATAATCCGTAAAAATGATTTTTTTTTAATATATAAATCCTTCACCTTCTTAATCCCATTAGTTACCGAATTAATTCAAACTAATGGGATTTATTTTTTGTTCAAAAAATGAATATATAGTTATATGTCTTTTTTAATATATAGACTCAACATAATTTATACTTATAAATTATCACATAAAAAAGATGATATATGATTAAGAAATATAACCAATATATAAAGGAGAATAAGCATTTAGATATTGATCCATATGGTGAAGAGGATTGGGA